TAAATTCTTCATTAATATAGTGTAAAGCATACTCACTTTTCTTAACAGCTTCTAAACATATTTCAGGAGTTTGCTTTTCAACATACTTTAAAGCATGTCCATATTTTTTAACAGCTGCTAAGCATATCTTAGGAGTTTGTTCTTTAACATAACGTAAAGCATGTCCATTTCGCTTAACAGCCGCTAGACATATTTCAGGAGTTTGCTTTTTAACATGTTGTAAAGCATTTCCAAATTCTTTAACAGCTTCTAGGCATATTTCGGGAGTTTGCTTTTCAACATGTTGTAAAGCATAGCCGTTTTTTTTAACAGCTTCTAAACAATAGTCGTAATCATTCCATTTACTCATTTCTACCTACTTTTAATTTTTTTAAAACGGTTTTGCGCTTAAAATCAACCATGTAAGTAGTGTGTTTAACCCCCGGATGAGAGTCTGCCTCCCATCGGAATATTTTATAACCGTTTTCTAAATAGAAAAACTTATCGTCCGAATAAATGACATTATATGGCTCATTTTTAAAAAATACGGTTATTTGATTTTTTTTAGATTGCATTGTTTTTCCTCCCATTTTCAATTTTTAAAAATGCCAAGTACAATTCTGCATGGGCTTCGCTATCATTTTTATGTTTTTCTATTAATTCTTTATCCTGGTCAGCTTTAGCCCATTTAGAAAAATCGTCTGAAAACATGTAGAAATGGTCAAAACCAGAAATTAATTTATCATAAGTATCTAATGGCATATTTACTCCTTAGTTATCTTTAATATAGTTTAACATTTCTAAGTTATATTTGCAAGCTTTAAGTAAAAACTTTTTAGTTTTAAATTCTTTTTTAACATACTTTAGAGCACCTTCCTCTTCTTTAACAGCCTTTAAGCATATTTCAGGGGTTTGCTCTTTAACATATTCTAAAGCATTTCCATTTCGCTTAACAGCCGCTAAACAGATTTCAGGTGTTTGCTTTTTAACATATTGTAAAGCAAACCCATCTTGCTTAACAGCTTCTAAACATAATTCAGGGGTTTGATTTTCAACATATTGTAAAGCATAACCATTTCGTTTAACAGCCGCTAAGCGTATTTCAGGAGTTTGCTTTTTAACGTATTGTAAAGCATACCCATTTTCCTTAACAGCCGCTAAACAGATTTCAGGAGTTTGCTTTTTAACATGCCTTAAAGCATAGCCGTTTTCTTTAACAGCTTCTAGGCATATTTCAGGAGTTTGCTTTTTAACATATTCTAAAGCATAACCATTTCGTTTAACAGCCGCTAAACAGATTTCAGGAGTTTGCTTTTTAACATGCCTTAAAGCATAGCCGTTTTCTTTAACAGCTTCTAGGCATATTTCAGGAGTTTGCTTTATAACATATTCTAAAGCATGTCCACATTGCTTAACAGCTTCTAAACAATATTTATAATCATCCCACTTACTCATGGTCTTTCCTTATTTTTTAAAGCGGTTTAGAACGGCTGACCTGCAATAGCAATATCTCTTACAACCCGGTCAAGAGCGTCCATGTCCAGATAAGCATCGGCATAGTATACGTCGTCAGGAGTTTGCGCGATACCTTTTTTATGCAGCTTTAAAACTAGTTCACGATAGTCTTTACAATAAAAACACAGGTCGTGCATGCTCTCATCGTTTTGTAGCCATAAAGCTACGTTCCAAGTCTCATAGTTTTTCCAGCCGTTGTACTTTTTAGATTCCATGTGATTCCTCCTCGAACATTCCAGTAAAGTGCATAATGCCATAAAAAACAGCGCTTATCAATAATAAAACAAGTCCCGTAGGAATATTTATTAAGAGCGAAAACGCTCCCAAGGTGCCTGAAAGTAGGCAAGTTCCAGCTAGAACCAGCCCTCTAAAAAAGGGGCTTTCGTACAAGTAAAAACAAAATAATAATAGCAAAGCCAGCCAAAACATTATTTACTTTCCTTAATAAGTTTTTGAAATTGTTTCTTAGTATTGAGAAGCTTAAAATAGTAGGCGGTTTCAATATTTGGACCGCGTTTTTCAATTTCTCTGTCAATTGCATTTAATATTTGAGTAATTTTCTCATTGGTTATGTTATTCATGTTATCTCCTTAGTTGTTTTTAGTATACACTATTTATTATTTTTTGCAAGCGGTTTAGCTTTTTTATTTAATTTTTTATTTTTATTGTAATTGTGCCTTGCTGCATACTTAATGTAATAGCTCTCACCTTCTTCTTTTCCCATACTATCTTTAAAATAGTTCATCAAGTGGATAGGTGCTTCTTCTTCGTTTACAATTTCGTTCCAGTCCATTTTTTCTCCTTTATTGGTTATCAATTGCGTTCATACGCTGTTCTAAGTGCTTTTTAATCCCTAAATGGGCGTCTGGTCCCTTGTCTACAAACGCTCCAAATAAAGCCATTGCAGCGCTAAATAGTAGGACAATTAGTAGTGAATCAAAGTTTTTCTTATGCATGGTAGCTCCTTAGTGTTAATCTCTGTATCCAGTTTAACAGATATCGGAATTATTGCAAGCTTTATAACCAGGAAAATGTCTAATTGCGCTATTAAAATTTAAAATTCGCCTTATTCCCATTACTTAGAGATAGTATTAATATAGAACTATGGTATATATTAAACTCTAAACCGATCATTCAACCAGGTAATTGTCACCTTAACCTTAACTTATAGAGGCTTTTCTGGAGACCTCTAACCAGGAATGAGTCTGTAATATTATAGCGCGGGTTAAAATTAAAAAGCGGCTTAGCTTTTCAAGCTCTAAATTATTGAAATTACTATCATAATTAAACTTTTTTCCTGGTTTCTTAATTTTTTAATATTCCTGAATTTATATCTATGGTATAATATTTAGTATATTCCAATACATACAGAATTATATATTGAATAGCATTCGTTAGAATGCACAGGTGAAAGGGTCTTACGACCCGTCACTTACTTGAAAGCACTGGCGAATACTAGAATATTCTATAATACTTACCCCCCGGAGAATGCGCTGGATTGTTCTTAATGTGCCAGAGGATTCTAATGGCACTCTCCAACGCTCTCCAGACCACTCTAAAACTCTCCAAAACACTCCAAACTCCTGGGGAATACTCTGCCCAGAAAGAACTCTCCTAAAGCTCTCTAAAACACGCCCCCCGGTAGAATGTAAGGGGGGTACGAAAAGAGAGAGGGGAGAGTGTTCTGGGGAGAGGGCATACTACCCTAAGCACTCTCTAAGTCCTCTAAGCACCCTAAACCCCCCTCCCCCATAATTCTAGCCCTAGAACACTTTCTAGCAGCCTCCCCCCCGGTAACTCTCCTAGCACCCCTTAGCACATAACCGCTTTTAAAATTTGCCCCTGCGCCATTTAAAATTAAAAAGCGCCACAAACCCTGCACCGCATCCAAAACCTGGCTCAGATCGAATATATGAGCGTTAGAGCCTTACCTGGACAGAAAGCACTGCTCTAGCACAAAAAACGCCTTGCCTAGCAACACGGTAGGCAAATTACCTTAAACCAAAATAGGCGATATTAGAGACTGTCAAAAAATCAGACACTTTATTAACTCCGACTATTAATTGCTAGAAAAAAAGGCTTGACAGCGTTTGACCGCTGCTAATATTTCTGCTAGTATGTACAAATGTCTGAAAAATCAAAAAACGCATTAGATTTTGAAAAAGAAAAGCTCAGATTAGAATATCTATTTGAGTCAAATATAGACCTGGCTGGGAGAATTATCCGAATTACCGGTCCAATAGGCGATCAGACCTATGAGGAATTCGACTCCCAGCTATCCGAACTAGAACGAATGAATACGAGAAAAACCATTTTCGTAAGGATTAACTCTCCCGGCGGCTCCGTTTATGATGCACTGGCTATAGTAGGTAGAATGAAAGCCTCCTCGTGCCCAATTGTGACTGAAGCCTATGGTCATGTAATGAGTGCCGCCACTTTAATCCTTGCTTCTGGAAAACGCCGTAAAATGAGCCGCTTTGCGATGTTCATGCACCACAAATCCCAATACATGGTTGGAGGGTCGCACGACGAGGTCGTAGATGAAGTTAGGCAGCAAGAAAGGGAAGAAAAACTCTGGAGTGAATGGATGAGCGAATTTTCCAAGAAAAGCCCCCAATTCTGGAGTACGGCAGCCAAAAAGAAAAACTACTATGCAACAGCCCAGGAATGTTTAGACCTAGGCGTTATTGACGAGATAATATGAAGCATAAAATCAAGAATATTAAGGATTATCAAGCGCTTTTAAAATTTGTAGCCGTAAATGCGCACAATCTCCTCCTGGACTCCCATATACCAGGTGAGCAGGCGCACACGGCTAGTGAGTTTATGAAAAAGTGTAAGGAAATCGTAGAACAATTGGATAAATTAGATGAGTGATAGCAATATCGACCCAGAAAAGCTTAACCGGGCTAAAGAACTGTATTTTCAGTACACGCCCGTAACCCAAATTGCCAAGGAAACGGGAATCAAGCGATCTTCCGTCCAGTATCACGTTATGAGGCGCTGGAAACAAGAGCGATTAATGGCTAAGCAAGACCTTATGAGCGCCCTTATTGAGGGGAAAGAGGAGCAATTAAGCCGTATTACAGATTATAGCGTAAAAGCGTTAGAAAAAGCGCTTAAGGCTATTGCCGTTCGCCCAGAGCCACCCTCCGTTGTAGAGGCTAGAAACATTGTCACTATCCTGGACAAAGTAGATCAAATTGTAACCAAAGATAGGGAAATAGACCGCCAAGAAAAAGAGGGTAGAGAAGAAGAAGCGCCTACCTCTTTAGAAGAAATTAAAAAGAGCCTTGCTTCAGACCCTTTTTCTAATCTTTCATGACAGTAAATTACAAAGCCGTTCAAATTCTTGAGGAAATGCACCAAAACTGGAAGCCCCACGGCGGGCAGGTTGAGGCTCTTAAGCCCGTTATTGCAGACGGCTTTGATACCGCCTTTATTTCTTCTGGTCGTAAGTGGGGAAAGACTGAAACTGCCTTATATGCCTTATGGAGACATGCGCTTTTAAATCCTGGCTCAGCTTGTTACTATATTACGCCTGAAATGACCCACGGTAGGGAAATTATTTGGAATAACGGACGTTTAAAGCGTTTTGGACCCGATAAATATGTGCTAAAGGTCTTAAATAATGAATCGCGGATGGTTTTTAAAAACGGCTCTTTCATTAAAATTGTTGGTTCGGAAAACTGGGGAGCAGCTAACGGACTTACTCCAGATTTCGTCGTATATGATGAATTTAAAGAGTTTCACCCTCAGTTCCATACTGAAATGAATCCTAACCGACTGGTACGGAAAGCGCCGCTTGTTATTATCGGGACGCCCCCGACTTCCATGAGCCGTAATATTGACCAGTATATGGACTATAAAGAAGAGTGCGAATCGGACGAAGATAAGGTATTTATCCGCCAACCCTCCTGGTCTAACCCGCACGTTGATCGAAAGTGGTTGGAAAAAGAAAAAGAGCGCCTTTTTAAATTAGGTGATGAAAATATTTGGTATAGGGAATATGAGGCTAAGATCGTACCTGGTGGACGTTCCGCAATCTTTCCAATGTTTAACCGCGAGCGTCATTTAATATCAGATAACGATTTACGGCGCTTTGTTAAGCGAGAAGGGCGCAAACTCGACTGGTATTGTGGAACAGACCCCGCTACAGTCTCAGTATTCGGCGGACTTATCGTAGGTATTCATCCGTTTACAAAACATATATACGTTTTTTCTGAATTGTATGAAAAAGACCGGGCTAAAACCAGTATCCGCCTAATTTACCCTAAGCTAGAAAGCCTAATGTACAAATGGCAGCCCTATAGCTCTATCCATGACGACTGGTATAAGGTTTATGACGAGCACGAGGCATGGTTTTCTAACGAAGTTATGAGCCAGTATGGCGTTTATTTTTCCCCCAGTCATAAAAACCTAAATAAGAGGGATGATGGAATTAACTTGCTACGAGATATCTTTACCCACGACCTTATACACATAAGCGATGAATGTATTTCCCTGGTTACTGAAATTGAGGCGTATCATAGAGACGGCGAGAAAATAAAAAAGGGAAAAGATCACTTAATTGACACCTTACGCTATATCCTAGCTCACAATAGTTATAATATGGTAGAAGCTTTAGAGCGTAAAGAAGTTCAAGAAAGACCCGACCGGGGAATGAGAAAACTTAAGGACGATTTAGATGAACTATACGAAAACAATGTTGACTGGATGTCAAACTGGGAGCAAAAAATATGAATGACATTATAACCTATTCTCTTTTAGGCGTTTTTATTATTTTAAGCGTTATTAATCTTGTTTGCAGCCTTTTTTGCATGATTAAATTAATGGCGTTTGAAAAATCTACTCACCAAGTACAGTATGTGCCGATAGACCCCGAGTTTGAAAAAGAATCGGAGAAACAATTAGAAGAAGTTAACAAGCGGTTTAAAGAATATGTAGAAGAAGACTTTTCAGATATATTACAGGAACAATCAATATAAGGATAAATTATGTCAATAGACCTTTTCGATGATTTAGAATCGGCTCCAGTAAACGGCGAATCTCAAAAGCCCTTTTTTACTATGCTGGAAAAGAGCGAGGAAGATAAGCTAAAGTGGTTTAATGATGCTATAGAGTATCTTAGAAAGCAGGGGCAGCGTAGAACTTATGCCCAGAGGGCTAATATTGCTGCTTATAGAGGATTAAACTGGGGAGGGATTTCAGACCGAAACTCTGTTACCAGAGATAGGCAGGGGCTTCCTCTAAACAAGACTGAGCGGTTTAAAGTTAACTTTTTATATAACTTAACAGAAACCCGTGTTTCCCAATTATCGGCTTTAAAACCGGCTATTCAAGTCTTGCCAAACTCAAATGAGCTTCAGGATAAGCATGCGGCTAAGTCAGTTAAAACGTTGGTAGATCATCTTTTCTATGAAAACGATGTAGACTACCTGGCACAAAAAACGCACCGCCTTAAAAAAATTACCGGCGAAGCTTACGTTTTTGTTAACTGGGATAAGTCTAAGGGACCGATAGTAGATGAAGAAGTGGTAGGAACCCCTCTTTTGGATGAAAACGGTAACCCGGAATTAAATGAAGACGGCGAGCAAATAATTATTACTAGACCGCCTAGGCTAGGAGACGTTTCTTTTGAGTTAGAATGTCCGTGGAGAGTTTTTCTTCAGCGCCGAAACAATTTTGAAGATTGCGAGTACGCTTTCAGAATTAAAATCATGCCCGTAGATGAAGCTAGGGCTAAGTATCCAGAAAAAGCAAAAGATATTAAGTCAGATAACGGCTCTTATATTTTTGACATGGAAGATTTAGGAAATAAGCGCTTAGAAGATGAAACGATTGTTTACGAGTTCTACCATAAAGATACGGAGCTAGTGCCCGGCGGATTTTTTGCCTGCTTTACTCAAAAGGCGCTTTTACATATGGGACCGCTCCCGTATTCTCATGGTGGCTTTCCTTTTGAGCGAATTACAGATATTGACTTGCCCGATACTCTAAATGGTATTTCGACTTATGACATTGTAATGCCTATTCAAAATATGCACGATAATATTACTACTTTAATTAGTAAAAATATTTGGTTAACTGCCCATGCTAAATGGATGATGCCTAGAGGCGCAGCTAAGATTGAGTCATTAGGTAACGATAACACTATTGTCCAATATCAGGGACCTGTACCTCCACAAATGGTTCAAGCAAGACCCAATAGTAATGAGGTATATCAGTACCGTAGTATTTTGCGGGAAGAACTTTCCGAAGTATTTGGAGTCCATTCAATTTCTACAGGTAATCCTCCTCAAGGAGTAACTGCAGCCGTCGCAATGCAATTTTTAAATGAGCAGGAAGCGCAGCGTTCTTCTACAGAAATAGCTAAGCACAATATGTTGGTTCAAAACATTGCTAGAAAAACTATAGCTATTGCAGGTGATAATTACGAGTATGAGGACCCGCGCTTGGTAAAAATTCTAGGTAAGGATAACAAATATAGTATTAAATATTTTGATTCCGCTGACCTAAATAAAAGTTATGACGTTCGCGTAGATATTTCAACTTCTTTACCGGACTCAAAGGCAGGTAGAACTGAGCGAATTTTTCAAGCGATGCAATACAATAGGGAAATGCTCCCGCCTGAGCGTTGGGCAGAATTATTAGAATTGGGCGCGGTTGATAAAATGAACTCGCTTATAACAGAGTCAATAAAAACTGCCGAATCTGAAAATGAGGACATGGCACAGGGGATTGATGTTGCGGACCCCGAATCCTGGGAAGAGCATATTCAACACTGGCATGCGCACGTTAAACGTATGCAATCCCGCTCGTTTAAGGAAGAAATGGACCCCGCATTTAGAAAAGATTTCATAGAGCACGTTATGGCGCACGAATACCTTATGGTAGAGCAGGCTAAGGTTAACGCTAAATTTAGCGCCGAATTAGCTCAACTATCAGCATTTCCCCTATTCTATAAAGACCCCAGTTTCTCGGCTACAAGTGCTCAGCAAGCGGAGGCAGAAGTACAGGGCGCAGCTAATAGAGGAGAGCCTACTAATCAACAAATACCAGATATGAACACACCGCCAACAGGAGCCGGAAATGAATAATCATTTAGAAAGATTAAATGCCGTTATAAAATTACAACTTGGCAGCGAGCACACTATTACTGAAGAAACAGCTAAAATTCTTGCCCAGGAAGTAATTAATGACCGCTACCGAAAGATTTTTAAAGACAATATGCGATTTTTAGACGCAATAGAACTATTATCAGATTTAAAACCAACTTCAAAACGAGGTAAAAAATGAGTAAGGACATCTTTGAGACTTTAGCACAGGATTCGCTAGAAACTACGGACGGCGAAATTATTTCTGGAAACCAGACTGAATATAACTTTGACGAGGTAGAAAAACTTACGGACGATACCGACGAGGTCAAAGAGCTTGAAAAACAGTCTAAAAAAGAAGAGCCAAAAACTGCCAATGATTCCCAAAAAACTTTAGACGATGCCGTAAAGCAAAAAACCGCTGAAAAAAAGATGGAAAAAGACGACGAGGGCATTGAGGAAAAGGTAGAAAATAAGGAGCGGGAAGAAACCGAGCAAAAATCCGAAGTAAAAAAGATTACTGCTAAAAATGGTGAGGATAACCTAGAGATACCTGCCAATATTACTATACCCCATAAGGTAGATGGCGAAGAGGTAGAAATACCTTTACAAGAGCTACTTAACAACTATTCTGGCAAGCAGGCATGGGATAAGCGTTTTTCCGAACTGGACGTAGAAAGAAAAGAATATCAAAAAGAGCGAGATATAGTAGAACGCTATGTTGAAGATTTTGCCAAGCTGGCACAGGGCGAAGATAAGCTAGCCGCAATGGAATATTTAGCCCAATTTGCTGGAGTTAACCCGGTAGAATTTCGCCAACAATTGCGTCAACAGGTGCTAGATAAGTACGGAAACTACCAAGAAATGACCGAATTTGAACGGAAAGCCCTTGACCAGGAAGAAGAACTATCTTACCATAAGCGGCTCAGAGAGTCTGAACTTCAACGAACCGAAGAGCAGAAAGTCCAAACGGAACTGCAAACTCGCTTAAGTGAAATCCAGGAAACTCATAATATTTCCGAGGACGATTTAACCGCCGCTTACCAGGAATTGGTAAAAGACTATGAAGGCGAAATTACTATAGATACTCTCGAAAAGTATGTTGTTAACAAGCAAGCTTGGTTTAACGCAAAAGAGGCTGTCTCAGAAGTTTCTCCCGATTTAGCGCAGCAAGAAGGTTTCGTAGAAGATATAGCCGATTTGATTCTGTCAAACCCCGAACTGGACGCAGAAGATATTCAGGAAATTATATCAGAAGTTTCAGGCACCGCTAAAAAACGTCAAAAGCAACAAAAAGCATCCGACCTAGTTCGCGAAAACCAAATCCCCTCAAAAAAAGAACAGTTAACCCAAGAAGAATATTTTAGTTTCGACGATTTATAGGAGATTTAAAAAATGGCAGCGAATAGAACTTTTAGCCTTTCAGAAGCAAATGCTCTCTTTAAGATTAAATACGACAAATTATCAGAAAATGTTTACAACAGTGCAAACGTCCTTTTAGGGCGGGTTAAAAAGTCTTACGATTTCGTAGGTAAGCAAATGCAAGTATCAATCCCTCAGTCCTTTGCTGGTGGTGTTGGTTCTGGCTCACTTCCTACGGCAAACACGGCGCTTTACGATGAGGCAGTAATCTCTGCTAAAAAAGTTTACGCTGTAGTTGAGATTGATCGAGAGACAATTAAAGCGGCTCTAAAAGACGAAGGCTCTTATGTCCGAGCTACTAAAGAAGTAGTTAAAAAGGGTGTTGAGTCTTACATGAGAAACATGAGCCGAATCCTTTTCAATGACGGAACAGGCGCATTAGGAACTCTTAACGCAAACGCGACTGGAACTGCAGCCGCTCCTGTATGTGTTATTAGTGACGCTACTTGGAAAGAGGCTAACTTTGAAGAAAGAGACCTTTTAAATGTTGATTCAGGTACGGACCTTTTTGAAATTACTTCAGTAGACCCAGATAACCAAACTGTTACTTTAAGCCGACTTGCTGGTTCTGTTGACCTTACTTCTACTGGTTCTGGCTCAGTCCTTTACATGCAAGGTTCTAAGGACAATGACCCTGAAGGTCTTAAAGGTATTTTGGATGCTACCTCTGGCTCTAAATATACTATTCCTGTAGGACGTAGATGGCAATCTTACCAATTAGATGCTTCTTCAGCGGCAATCAGCGCTGACCTAATGAATAAGGTTATGCTTAATGTTGAAAAGCGATGTGGAAAAGCGCCTAACCTTATCGTTTGTTCTTACAAGCAATATGAAAAACTTCTTAATACTTTAGAAGATCATAAGCGATATAGCTTAAGCCCAAGGGAAGCTTCTCTTAAAGGAAAGATTTCTTTTAACGGTATTGAGTTTATGTCTACTTCTGGACCTATCGGAGTTTTCCCTGAAAGATTTTGTGAAGACGATAGAATGTATTTCTTGAATGATAACCACATTCATATTCACCACAGACCAGACTTTGGTTGGTTTGATGATGACGGAACCGTTTTCTTGCGTAAAGCTAGTGCTGACCAGTACGAAGCTCGTTACGGAGGATACTTCCAGATTTACATTAACCCATGTTTCCATGGCGTTCTTGACGGACTTTCTACAACTTAATAATTACTAACCGGTTTGGCGGGCACCTTAAGCCCGCTCCCTCCCAAGGGTGATAGGAGATATCATGAGAAGATCAATCGAATCTGCACAAAGAAAAGTTAGACAAATTGCAATTACAATTTCAGCCGATGGAACTACGGTTACCGGCTTAGATGCTTTACAAGTTTCTGTTACTGATACTGGAACAGGTGATAAACTTATTACATTTAATGAGGCTTTCGCAGCCGCCCCACACGTTATGGTTACCGTAGGTACGGATGAATCTATAGCGCGAATCGGAACTGTAAGTGCTTCTTCAGCACAAATTCTTACTGATGATGCTACTGACGGGACGACCGCTAAAGATGCAATTACTCACGTTCTTATTATTGGCTCAGACATTACTGACCGATACTAAAATTAGCGCCAGGAGTTTTCCTGGCTTTTTACTTTAACGGGAAAAATTATGTCAGACGACGCAAATATATTTAAACATTATTTTGGTTTTTCAAGCACGCCTACCACAGATATAAACGCGCCTGTAAAATCCATTATTATAACAGGCACTAATACGGACGTTGATACTGGGGCTGCAGAAGATATTATAAAACAGGGGGGAACATATACTCCATACACTGCAGCGGACCAACTATCTGTAGTAAGTTCTAGTGCGAACGACACTATTGCAGGTACGGGCGCACGGGTACTGTTAATAGAAGGCTTGGACGAAAACTACGACCAGATTTTAGAAACGGTTAATTTAAACGGAACTAGCGCCGTAACTACTACAAATTCTTACTTGCGAGTAAATTATGCGCGAGTAGTGCTTTCAGGAAGCGGTCAAACAAACGCCGGAAATATAACGATAACTGACGCTACTGCCACGACTGACGTTATTTCTTATTTAGCCGCTGGAGACTCTTTTTCTAAGCAGCTTTTTTATACGACGCCTAGAAACTTTGAACTTTTTCTTACAAACACCTCTTTTTCAGTCACAAGAAACGCATCAAATATTATCGCTACTATATCTAGTAGGGTATTTGTACCTTCTACTAATACTATAGTTAAAGGGGTAGAATTTGACGTATCAAACGTAGGTAGAGATAGAAACGCAGTAGATGGTTCTTTTGCCCGGATTCCTGAAAAATCCGACCTCTGGTATAGGGTAGATACTGTTTCAGCAAGTAACGCAGTAGTTACTGGGGCGGTCAGAGGATTTTTAGCTCATAACTCATGGGTATGGAAAAAAACAATTATTTAAGCAGCCAAAGGAGCATGCATGTCGATTCAAAAAGGATTCCCCAGTAAAGAGCGCGAAGTTAGCCGCGACCTACCATACAAATCAGACCATATAACGGCTCAGCCGGTAAGAGAAAAGCAGATAGCTAATGACGTTATCTCACACCAATTCGTATATGCGGCTGGCACAGATACGTGTGAAGCCGATTGTACTACAACCGTTTTAAATTTAACTGCCCATTCTATCCTGGTAGGTGACATCGTTAGATTTACTTCTGGTAATTTAAGCGGTCAGGAAGTTAAGGTAATTGGTACTACTACAAATACGGTAGAACTAGGCGAAATCCTAAGCGAAGCCCCAAGTACAGACGATATTCAAATATTAAGACATAAATACCCGCTTGTAACATCTTCTGGAGCGCTTTCAATTTCTACTACTTCTGCAACGGAAGATTCTCCAGCCAGTAGTGGAGACGACGTTACGGCAATTGCTTCAGTTAGACAAGATTCTTTAAGCGGCGATACTAGTACCGATGGCGATTACGCCTTTGTTAAATCAAATTCTAAAGGCGAAGTCTATATACATGATGTTGATGCAAATGCAGCGCTAAGTGCGATTCAAACCGCTGTTGAAATTTTAGACAATATTGTATCAGGTAACGAAGCCCAAGTAGACGTTGTAAGTTCAACACTTCCTACTGGGGCAGCTACGGCAGCTAACCAATCTACGGCAAACTCATCTCTATCTACAATTGAGGGTGACACAACTTCTTTAGATAGTAAAGTAACCGCGTGTGATACCGACGACGTAACGATTTCTGCAAGCGCCTTACCTACGGGAGCAGCTACCGACGCAACGCTTTCTTCAATTATTACGGAAGTAAGTAAATTAGATATTGTAGATCAAATTGATACTACGCCTCTATTAGACACTAGCTCTACTAATATTACAGCAAGTTCTGGAAACCCTGTAGAAATTGTATCTAGTTTAGCAGCCGATGTTAAAAAAATAACAATCGTAGAAGACATTGGCTCTTTTATAGGAATTTACACGGGCGCAGCCTTATCTGAAACTTTAAAAGCAGTACTTCCACTTGGCGGGGGAGAATTAGATCTTCAAATCGCTAGTGGAACTCGCATTTCGCTAAGGGCAATGGAAAATACTGCCATTTCTTCTGGTAAAATAGCGATTAACTTTCAAGGATAATTATGCCGGCAACAATATTTAACGGCGATGCCGTAAAACCATTAAAGAATAAAATCCGCTTTAAAGATGAGGCTTCCGAAATTCATAGCGGCAGTTTTGATGCGGCTAATAACCAATCTTCATCGACAAATGTTACCGGACTATCTTTAGCTAACGCTGATTTTAGATCGGCAAAGATTTTAATATCAGTATATATTGATGCTACTGCCGACTTACATGAAGTCTTTACCCTGGACCTAATTCAAACAGCTTCGGGCTGGGATTACAGTCAAAGTAGTTTAGGCGACGAGTCTAACGTAGATTTTAGCGTAAATTCTAGCGGACAAGTACAATATACAAGTGGAAACGAATCTGGCTATAGTAGCTCCGTTTTTAAATGGAACTTACAAGCCACTGCTATATAGGAGAAATTATGGCACTTAAACCAAGAAAAGAAAAGGGCGGTCTTCAGTTAGAAAATAATTCTACTTTAGACCTTTTTGAATCAAGCGCTTCAGGAACTAGTAAAATTACGCTTAAAGGTCCGGCAAGTTTAGCAAGTGATACTGATTATATTTTACCAGAAGATGGTTCTAACGGAGAATTTCTTAGTACGGACGGCTCTGGAAACCTTTCCTGGGCGGCTCCCTCAAACCTGGAAACGATAACCACACAGTCGGCTAATTATACAGCCCTTACTTCTGACCAAATTATTGCAATGGACGCTACATCAAGCGCCCTTACGTTAACCCTCTATGCCGCGTCGGGTAACTCGGGCAGAATACTTAAGGTTAAACACATAGGTACAGCTTATAACGCGGTTACAATTGACGCAAACGCCTCGGAAGAAATTGATGGTGAGACTACCCAACTCCTCCTGGCTCCAAACGATGAAATGACTATTATATGCGACGGCACTGGCTGGCTCATTTTAAATGAAAAGTTAGAACCAATTAAAGCCCGCGCATTTAGATCAGGTTCGGGACAAACTATTGCAAATGGTACAGAAACGCGGATTGATTTTAACGGCGAAACTTATGACGACTTTTCTGTATGGGACGCAGCTACTAATTACAGATTTCAACCTACAAGAGCCGGTAAATTTTTAGTTCAAACCAGCGTTGCTTATCCTAGTCCTAATGATGGGACCAGACTTACTACAGTAATTAGGAAAAATGGGACTATTGTAAATAGGGTAAATACGGTATCCGCAGGAGCTATTGACACAGGCACTATTTGCTTTGGACTTATTGAACTCTCTACTTCAGATTATATAGACGTAGCCGTTTCGCAAAACTCTGGAGGAAGCGAAGATATTTCAGACGGCACTAACGATACTTTTATTGAAGTTACAGAAATAAGGTAATAAAATGGCGATAACTTTAAGCAGCGGTTTAACAATAACTATTCCCAGCAAAGGCGATACTAACTGGGAAAATAGTATCCGTACCCAATGTTTTCAAAAAATAAGTGAGCATGATCACACTGGCGGCGGTAAGGGTTTGCAAATCGGCACTAACGCTTTTGCCAATGACTCTATTAATGACGCTAAAATTCGGCTAAGAAATAATAACTTTATAAGGTCCAGAAATGCGGCAAATAGTGCTGATATTAACATTTTAAAAGTAAATGCAAACGACCTTATTGAGTTTGACGATGTAGAGATAATTTTATCAAACCTTAAAGCCAACAAAAGCTTTACTTTTACAAATAATACTTCTTCAGCTACCAATATCACTTCCCTTTCCCTGGATTCTAGCTCTGAAAGATCAGCCGTGTTACACTACGAAATATTTAGGGATGGTACGGCAGATTTATACGAGGCAGGAACTATTCAGGCTAATTATAATGGAAGCTCCTGGGACTGGGTACAAAGTAGTTTAGGAGACGTGTCCGGGTTTGAATTTAGTATTACTTCAGGCGGACAATTCCAGTACACTAGTACGGATAACAGTGGCTCAAGTGCTGAAACTTTAAAATATCAATTAATAAAGGTGTAAGAATGGCTCAAAATTACATGGATTTAAGACAGGCTTTAGCAGAAAATTTAAGAAAGAAAAAAGGGCAAGAAGGAGCCCCGCCTCCACAGCCTACGCTGGATTTAAGCGACGGTCAAAAAATGGCAGCCGCTAACCAAGGGTTACAATTGCTTTCCCAAGCGCAAGGAGGAGAAGGAGCAAGCCCTATGTCAGGTGCCGCCTCCGGTGCAGCTACGGGATTTAGTTTAGGTGGACCTAAGGGCGCTTTAATCGGCGCTGGAGCAGGTGCTTTAGCAGGCGTTATGGGCGCAAGGGCAAATAGAAAAGCGCGGGAGCGCGAAGCAAAAGCCCAAATGTTAAGAAATATTGGAACAATTGAACAAAATAAAGGCATTAGCCAGTCTCAAGTTTTAGGACAATTAATGGCAGGATTAGGGAGTAGAAGATGATGGATAAAAAGAAAATGAAGAAAATGGGACTTATTAAAGCGCTTAAGAAGAAATACGGAGCTAGCAAAGAAGGCACAATTCCCGATATTCTTAAGAAAAAGGGCTCCAAAGGATTAAGCAAGCGTAAAATGAAAAAGAGTTATTAATGAAATTAATCGATAAGCTAATTTCCCAAATCCGTAAACAAACGGAAAATGAGAATGAAGCGGCTATAGATAATTCAGAAATACTACAATATTTAAATGACGGTCAAGAGCGTCTTCATGCCGTAGTAAGTGCTAAGCACCCGAAGGCGTTTATAGAAACTAAAGAGTACGATATTGTTCCTGGACAAGCGGATTACGAATTACCCGTTAACGTATTCCTGGACAATAAAGTTCTAAACGTAGAATATAGTTATAGTGGGCAAACGGATGACTATTATCCCCTGGACCCCATTACGCTTAAAGAACGTACTAACTATAGCGGCTACCCTACAAATTATATTAGGCGCTCTGGAAAAGTAACCTTAGACCCGATACCAGATACGACCTCGGGTAAAATTCGGGTTGAATATGTAAAGCGCATTAACCATTTAGATTTAAGACGCGGCGTAGTTGATGTTATTACCACAGATAGTAGCACTATCACTTCCCTGGTTTTAGATACCAGTAACTTAATTGCTATTGATGGCGACGCTTTTAACGATGTGGAATACGTTTGCCTAGTGGATAAGTATGGAAATATTGGATATGCAAATATTCCCGTAGATTCTGTAGACACTAGTACGGGCGTTGTTACCATAACAAGCGGTTACGAGTTTAGTGCAGGCGAGTCTGCCAGCGCTGGAGATTATATCGTAGTAGGGGAAAACACTAGTACCCATTCAGAATTCCCTAGAAATTGCGAGCGGTACTTAATTGCTTATGCCTCATGGAAACTTTTAAAGCGTGATTCTAGTGTAGATTTTGCCGAGCAACAGCAAGAACTACTAGCCATGGAAGATGATATCGTAGCCTCTTATGCCGATGTTGATGACGATTACCAGCGGATTCCCGTTTATTCTAGCTTTGATTACTGGGAGTAAGAATGGCAGCTAATTATACCTTAGTAAAATCTTTTGCAGCGTTTAAAGGACTTGATTTAAGATCGGGCGATTTATTGCGTTTAAAAGAATTTAGCTCAGGCACTTCAAATTGCGACTTCCGATCGACCTCGGCGCTTTCAAAACGTAAGGGCGTTCAAACAAAAGCTTCGGGAATAGGTCAAGGTGGAATCTCTACATGGAGCGATTTAAATACTTCTACTGGAGAAATAACCAATAAAATAGTAGCAGTAGATTCTACATTACACGTTTTAGAATCGGGTACGATGTCAATTTCTTATGCCGGCTCTGGAATTGCCTACTATACTATGGAATCGGATGGTACTGAATTTATTTTTACCTTAATTGAAGACGATACCATTATTACTCAGCAACAATTAGGGACGGGTTTAGAATCTTCACCCACAACTATTGCCGATTTATCCAGTGCAATCGATTCCCAAACCGACTTTACCTCCTCTGTTACTGGTACGGATACGGTCCCAGCCGCTTTTTTAGACGTTTCTGAAAGGGCGGACATTGGGGCGAGTATTGACGCGCCTTTTAAATATTACTCGACCGCAAATTCTCCTAGCGCTTCTGCCTTTACCACTCACTGGGACGCTAGAAATGATGACGATTTTGAACCTGCGTCTTTTGTTAGTAATAATGGCGTTATTTATATTGCTAATGGTAAGGATGAATTACACAAATATGATGGGCAAAATTTATATCGCGCCGGTATGCCTGAAGGAGCAAAACCTTCTGCGGTTACAAATGGCGCTGGCTCAGTAACGAACGCAAGCCTAGATTACTGGACGGTCTATTACCAGGTAGATAATAAGGGCAATATTGTAGAGGGAAAGATAAGTAATGAATCTACTTCTCTATCCGCTTCTTCAAATACGGTTGATGTAACTGTTAATAACTTAGAAGCTTCTTCAGGTTTTAATACTAACTGCGCTATCGTGGCAGGTACCCAATCTAGCGTTACTACAATTACGGTAGACGACGGGAGCGCGGGAGCACATACAATGTTAGCGGGTGATACGGCGTATTTTTACGACGCGGTTAGCGCTTCATATGTTACCCGCACTGTAAATTCAGTAACCGCTAGCTCCATTACAATTTCAGGTGCGGCGGTAACTGTTAACGATAACGAAGTAATTTCTAATAATTTAAGGATAGATTTATATAGGAACCAAAGTTCGGGCACAACTCCCTATCTGGTCGAATCTATTCCAAATAACTCTTTTGCCAGTACACAGGTATATACCGATAATAAAGCTGACGCGGCATTAGGGGAAGAATATGTAGCGCCTATAAAAGAGCGCGGCTTACCTCCAAAAGGTAGATATATTACGCTTTTTAGAAACCAGCTAATAATTGGCGGATTTGATAATGACGTAGATGCAATCGCCTATAGTGATTCCGACTCTCCTGAATATTTCCCTAGTGGGACGAACCGCTTTAATGTTGATACTGCAGTAGGTGATAAAGTTACGGGCGTAAAAGCGCTTAACTCAGTTTTATACGTTTTTAAAGGTCAGACCATCCATACGGTTACAGGTGACTTGATAAATGATAACTTTCAGGTAGATATTTTAACCACGGGAGGAGTAGGGTGTCAAGCAAACGCTACTATTTCAGAAGTAAATGGGCAGCTTTTTTTCCTGGATAAAGAAGGCGTTTTTGCCGTGTCTCAGGGTGCGGACGGCGTTGTCGAAGTAAGTGAGCTTATTTCTCCCGAATTTGATTCCCTTAGAAATAGTTTTAATTTTAAAAGAGCTACTGCAGCCCACTGGTTATTGCGTGAGAAATACGTACTTTATATGCCAATCATGGAGACTAATGGGGGAGAAGATACGGCAGCTTCAACTTCAGTCATATTTGCTTATGACATTTTTAGAGGCGGCTGGCTAAAATGGAATTCTTTAAATGCTCTTGGCGGCATGACCATTTTGGACGAAGACCTATTTATAAGCCGGGTAAAATACGATACCTCTACTTCTGCGGTAAGCAGGACTATTGACATGTTCCTAAATACGGGTACTTCTGTAGATTATGCCGACCATGAACAGCCCATTTCTGCAGAATATAAGACGCATTGGGAAAGTTTAGGTGAGCCTTCCGTATTTAAGAAGTTTAACCGCTTAAAATTACATAGTCTGGATGCCAGTGTTAACGACTTTGAAACCCAATTATTTAAAGTTACCGTGGTTACTGAGCACGATTTTAACGACGTCCCCGTTTATACGCACGTTTTTGATTTTGGTAACGGCTCTACAGCAGGCTGGGGCGAAAACCCATGGGGAGAATTTCCCTGGGGAGATGCTCGCCTGCCGTCTATAAAAACCAAGTTAAAATCAACAAAAGCGCGGACAATCCGCCTTACTTTTAGTAATGATACGCTAAACCAAAACTTTTTGCTAAGTGGTTATGAGTTCGAGGTAGCGGCTCCTTACAGGATGGCTATTAAAGAATGAGATTTAACATTGAGAATCTTAAAGAAATTCGTAAATTAGTCAAAGAATTGGCGGTTGGACTTAGGCGCTTGGCATTTAAGGACAATTTTGAAGGCTTTGAAGTAGATATAACTATTCCAGCATCTAGTACGATTTCCGTACGAAATCAATTGCCCTTTATTCCAAGCCGCTATATAATTTTAAGTCAAATGGGTAACGGTCTAGTTACTAAATCAACGATCGCCTGGACATTAGATTTCTTATATTTTCATAATAACGGGGCAGCTGAAGTTACCGTTAAAATATTTGTAATGAGGTAAAAATGGCAAATAAACAACACTGGGGAAAAAATTCTTTTGAATTACCTCCAAAAACCCATGAGCAGATACTCTTAGAGAGAGAACGAATTAACCGCATGCGTGAAATGGAGCGTATACAAGGGCAAAAAGATGCTGACGCAGCTAAAGCCCAGGCTACTAGAGACCTTATTTCAGGTGACGCTACCGCAGGTATAGATTTCGCTAAATCTAAACTAGGTCTAGGCGAAGGCTCGCTAGGACGCGCTAGCACTGTTAGTCAAATTGACGAAACCAAGTTTAGGGAAATGGCGGACGGGATGGATGCTGGCTTTCTTCAGGCTAGTAGGGATAAGGCAAAAGAAGAGATTAACCGATCAACTCAACTTCAAAACCGCAGGCTTCAGGCGCTTCAATCCCAGCAAGGGATAAGGGGAGCTACGGCAGGTTCTCAGCAAATGTCAATTTTACAAGCAGGTGAAAAGCAAAAGGCAGACTTTGAGCGCGACCTGTTTTTAAAAGATAGAGAAGCCAGGATAGAGGGACTTCAAAACTTAGCCGAAGTACAAAAATATAACCAGCAACAAATGGTTGAACAAGAGCGTTTTAATTTGGCGCAAGCGGCGCAAGAAAAGTACGATCTCGCTCAATCTGGTCTAGCGTTTTCTCAATTAGGGCTGCAAGAGCGAGGGAGTGAGCGAGCTAAAGAAGCTCAACAGGCAGCCGCAGCCGCTTCTTCTGGGTGTTTTGCTGAAGATACTGAAGTGTATATGGCAGACGGTACTACCAAGCCGATCGCCGAATTAAAATTGGGTGACCGCGTTATGGGAGGGGATGTAGTATATAACTACTTTGTTGGTGTAAATAGTGGAGAAGCCTACCTTTATGATGGTATTTGCGTTACCGGAACCCACGCTGTAAATCATGAAGGCGAATTTAAGCGCATAGAAGATATTGATGAGCTAGATACAACTACTAAGGTAGACGTGGTTTTTAGCGTATCTACTAAAAATCATAAACTTATTATAAAAGGCGATTCTGGAAATCGGGTTGAATTTGCTGACTATGACGAATGTTACGATGTAGACCTATCTGGGGAAGACCGCCTTAAAATTTTAAATAAGGGCATTTAGTGTTAGATTCTTTATTTAAAGACTATTTCCTGGAATTAGAAGGCGCTTTAACTTTTAGCAATAAAAACGCCTTTATAGTTTATAAGGTAGTGGATAAAGAATGTTATATTAGCCATATGTACGTAGAGCCAACACATAGAAACGCCGGCTTTGGTAAGAAACTATTTTCCCATTTGGTAAATACGTTAAAAAAGCAGGATGTAGAAGAAGTTAGCTGTAATATTTTTAAAGCGGATAAAGGCTGGCAAAAGAATAAGCAGATATATTTAAGTCAAGGATTTCAAATAGTATCAGAAAACGATAACGTAATAACAATGTCTAAAGGTTTATAAATGGAACAAAACAAAGACAAAAACAAAGTCACTAAACGCATTATGAAAAACTTAAAGCCTCAAGACCAGGAAAAAATGGTAGCGCAGGAAAAACCTGTAGCTGAGGAAGAATCTAAGAAGGGTTTAAGCGAAACCTTTACTAGCGCCTTAACCAATTTTATTCCCCTGGCTGTAGGAGGACTATTTGAGGGCAGCGAAGGTGCGGTAGCGGCTTATAAAGGTGCCCAGGAAGGTATGAACCAATTACAAACTAGAGATATTAAAGAGCGTCAAATGAGTTTGGCGGAGAGGCAGCAAGGAATTAATAAAGGGTTAGCTACGGAAAGAATGGATTTACAAAGAGAGCAGTTAAATGACCCATTAAGATTAAGGCGAATTGAAAACGAAGAAGAGAGAATAAAAATAGCTAAAGAAGCTCAAGCGTTACGGGATAAACAATTAGGTTTAAATAAGCAAGGCGAAGAGAGGAGAGGGGAGCAGTTCGAGTTTTCTAAACAAGAAAAAGCTCAATTATCTGGTAAACAACAGGAGACAGTAGCCTCTTTAAATACGGTTATGAACCAGACTGAAAGAATAAATGATTTAGTTAAAAATGTAGACATAGGACCTTTAACAGGTAGAAAACAAAGTGTAGAGCAATATTTTGGCTCCGCTTCTCCAGAATTTACAAAGCTAAAATCTAATTTAAAATCTCTATTGGCTAACTACACTAAAGCGCTTTCAGGTGCGCAAGTATCTGAGCAGGAAGCCCAAAGACTTATGCAAATCATACCAAGCGAAAATGACCCTATAGAAACATTCATCCCAAAATTACAAGCTTTCCAGGAAATGATAAGTACGCAACAAACAGATTTTATGGATTCTATACGTTCTGGGCAGCCGCTTAAAAGGTCCGTTATAGATAAAATGTTAGGAAAAGCCCCTAAGCAGCCTAAAAAAGAAATTACAGAGACTCAGGCAAAATTACAAAGATTGGAAGAACTTAGAGCAAAAAAGGCGGGACGATAATGCTTAGTCCAGAAGAACAAAAAGAATTAGAAGAATTAGAGGCTATGGAAGCCGCTGGAGCTTTTTCAGACGCTCCTTCACAGCCGGCATTAACTCCTGAAGAAGAGGCAGAATTAGCCGAGCTAGAAGCTATGGAGTTAGAACTACAGGGGCAAAACGCTGTAGAGGATTCTTACTCTAATTTAGAATCAGGTGCTATGGGGCTAGCTCAAGGGACTTCTTTAGGGTTTGCCGACGAACTTGGCGGTGCTGCTAAAACCGCTATAGATGTAGTGGCAGGTAACGCTTCTTTTTCTCAGATTTCGGACCAATATAAAAAAAATAGAGACCTTTTAAGAAAAGAATTTAAAGAAGCTGAAAAAGACAACCCGAAATCCTTTATGGCAGGAGATATAACAGGCGGAGTTGCTACTACTCTTATTCCTGGTTTAAATGTTGCCAAAGGGTTAGGGGCAGCCGTAAAAGTAGGTGCTTTAGCTGGAGGGGCTTCTGCCCTAGGACGTACTGAAGAAGAAGATATCCAAGACCAATTAGTAGATACTTTAATGGGTGCTGGCTTTGGAGCCGCTGCAGGAGGGGTTGGTTATGGTATCGGAAAGGGGTTTGATAAAGCAGGTAAATTTGTAGGAGAAAAGATTAAATCGGGAGGTGAGAGCGAACTTATGCGCGCTTTAGGATTTACTTCTATGACGGCTAAGAAAAATTTAGATCGCGTAGCCAAGTCTAAAGGGATAAGTAATATAGAAATGTTAGGAGAAGTAATAGAAGAAACCGCCCCAGATGGCAAGGCAATCTTTTCCCCCCTTAGAGGTGAGAATGGTCAGTTTACAGCTTTAAGGGAAACTGTAGATGCCTACGGTAAAGGTATTGCAGAAATTGTGGGAAAGGTTGATGACTCTTTAGAAATTCCTCCAGTAAATCCTAAAAATTTACTAAATCGATTAAAAGGCGATTTAACCAAAGTTTTTAATATGGATTCAGGCGTAGAATCTAAAGCGGTTACTAAGTTTGTAGATGATTTAATAAACCCCGACAGTTTAACTGAGGCGTGGTCTTTAAAAAGACTATGGGGCTTTAGAAAATCTGTAGATAGTATTACAGACTTTGGTGGAAGTGATGCCTTACAGAATAATATTAAACGTCAAGCTAGGAAATCTATAGAAAACTTACTTAGAGAAAATTTAGAATCCGCCCCCAATATGGCTGTAAACCAAGCGGATGAGTTAGGTGAAACCGTTTTACAAAAATACTTAAACGCTTCAGATAAATATGGAAAATTAAGAACCGTTCAAGACGCTTTTTATGATAATATTATTTTAAAAAAAGAAGGTGTTATAGGAGCCCTTAGGAAAAGTATTCATTTCGGCGGATTAGGTATAGGAGCCGCTGCAGGAGCTTCAGTAGGAGGAGTTCCTGGCATGATTGTAGGGGGAGTTTTAGGAAGGGCTGTCCAGCAAGGGCTTGGGGGAAAGGTTATAGGAAAAGCCTTAACGAAAGCCGGTACTGTAGCCGCCAAAAATAACCGCTATGCTGAAAGACTTATCATGGCTGCCGGGCGAAGCGGAGAAGCTTTTGAAATGGCTCTTTCTTATGGCGAGGCAATTCATGACTTTACTATAGAACCTTTACAGCGAAGCACTCAGGCAGTTATTGATAATTTTCCTAAAATCAACGCGCTTTTAAGCGAAGAAAATCCCGAATTAGCTAAAAATTTACAGGACGCGGTTGAATCTAAAGATGAAAATTTAATAGGCGGTTTAATGTCCGGCGTTTCCCTGGACGCAAAGGCTTCTAAGTATATTCAGCCCGGAATTGGCTGGGATGGTAAGGCTATTTCAGAAGGGGATATAAAAACGGTTGAAAGCCAGATAAAAGGAGCGCCTATTTCAAGTAGACAAAAAGCAATGCTTATGCAACAATTTAGCTCTGATAGAGTTATTCCTCAAATAGAGGAAGAAAAGCCTTTTTATAAGGTATATGACCCATCCTTAAAAACGAGTGTTATGAAATAAAGGTTAACCATGGAAAACGAGTTGAAAGAGATTAAAAACGATTTAAAAGAGATTAGAAAGGATTTAAACAGTATTAATGTGGTTCTAGGAAAACAGTCTGTAGACCTAAACCACCACATAAAAAGGACTGACCTAGCCGAGCGTCGGATAGAATTGCTCCAAAAGGCTATGTGGATTTCCATTGGTGCTTTAATTGTAATTGAGGTATTATTAAAATATGGAAAATAAATTAGAATGTCCCTTTTGTGAAGATAAGCCCTGTAATCAACCACATTGCCCCTATACCCGCGCTAAAAATTTAGTTCGGTCACATATCTGGAGCGAAAACCACGCCTTTTATTCAGACCGTATAAGGATTATAGATCATATACAGGAGATGCAAGATGCATATATTAATTCAAAACAATAAAAATGAGCGCCTATCACCTAATTTTGTAAGCGACGAGTTTAAATGTAAGTGCGGTAAGTGCCCTTCCTCATTTATCTCCGAAGAGCTTATAGAAGAATTAGAATATATTAGGACTTACTTTAATGCGCCGGTTAAAATTAATTCCGGCTATCGCTGCCCACAACATAATAGCGCTATAGGAGGAGCTAGCAAATCTCAGCACATGTTTGGCAGGGCGGCTGACATAGACATCTTAGGCGTCTCTCCTGATAAGGTGCAGGAATATTTATTAAACCGCCACCCAGATAAATTTGGAATCGGCTCATACAAAACCTTTACCCATATTGACGTAAGGGATAATAAAGCAAGGTGGAGAGGATAATGGGAATATTTAGTTTTATATCATCGATTTTTGTCCCAGCTACTAAACTCATTGACGACCTGGTTACTACTGACGAGGAGCGTCTTAAGATTAAGAATGAGTTAGCCAAGCTCCAGTTCGAGTTTCAAACAAAAGCGCTGGATTACGAAACTAAGCTAATGGAGTCTAAAGCCAGCGTAATTGAGGCAGAGGCTAAGAGTGGGCATGCAATTACTTCTATGTGGCGACCCTTAGTAAACTTAACTTTTGCAGGACTTATAGTAGCTCGTTGGTTAGGCTGGACTGCCCCAGGAATAAGTCCTGAGTTAGAATTAGAATTGTTTTCTATTTTAAAAATAAGCTTAGGAGGATATATTATTGGGCGTAGTGGAGAAAAAATTGTAAAAGAATATAAAAATAACGTCAAATAAAAAAGCCGGGAATTAACCCGGCAAATAACTAAGGAGAATAAGCTTTCACTTATCCTTATTCTACAGAAAATCCCAAAAGTTTGCAAGCATTTTCATAAGTTTCTGATACCGGGATAGATAATCCGCTAATATAGACTAAAGTAGTATATTCAACCGTACCCTGCTCATCAATAATGTGAGTACGATTCCTAACTACTTCTACTTTGTCTGGATTTACTACCAAATCATTCCCCTCAATGTCTTTAAATTTTACAGTGTTCATATTACCTCCTCAAGGTATGTTAAGAATTTATCGGCGGTCATTTCTTTAACGCACTGCCGATCTTTAAAAAAGCATTTATCAAATTCGTGTTGCCCATTATAAACCATGCACCAGTTTGTTTGGCAAAAGCGACAATCTACTTCAGGCGCTACAATTTTTATACTGGGGTCTAATTTACCAGAGCGGTATGGGATACGGGTCTTAGGGTCGACGCTAGTAAAGCCGGCTATTATAGGCGTTTTAGTAAGCGCTGCCAAATGGAATAATCCTCCATCCATAGTTACCATTGCTTTAGCGCCCCATATAATTTGGAGAGCGGCTAGTATATGGGTTTTATTAGTAAGGTCAATTACATGATCTCCAGTAAGCCCGTGCTCCCCGAAACCGGTAGTTTTTAAGCCGGTCTTAGCATTATAAACATTTCCCTTAGACCCTAATAAAACGAGTTTAAGACCACGGTTTTTAGCAAATTCGCTAATTTTGCCCATGGTAGGTACAGGCATTTCTCGCAAATTATTACGAAAAAAGGGCGATAAACAGATATAAGGCTCTTTAAGTTTAAAATCTTTTATGTTGGTATTGAAATTAAAATAAGGCATTTCTCTAGGTTCATCGTCCATAGGCATCATATCAGTTAAAATATAATTAGCGTAGTCAGTTAAATGGGTGTGAATAGAACTATGCCTACTGATATTGAAAGCTAAGATACCGGTTCTTTTACCGTCTGCTCCACTAGGCGCTTTTGAAAACGGTCCTACGGATTTATCTGGATAAGCTTTTTGGAAAAAGGGGACCAGATAATCGGGGACCCATATCTTATATTTTTGGTATGGATAATTTTTAAAGATATTATTTAAAGCGGGGATGCAGTGTAAAATATCTCCTAAACCTCCTGAATTAAGCATTAGGTTTAATACCATTTGCTTTTCTTTTGGAACGGTAAACTTCCTAGACATTTTAAGCTCCTGTTTGGTTAAAAAAACGGTTATGCTCTCTTTTAGCCGCCCGATTATATAATTTAGCAGCGCCTTTTTCAGTGGTTGCTGAGCCAAGGTAAATGGTTTTACCGTTAATTCTAATGTTAGCTCCCCACTTATTTCCACTAGAAAGCTTATAAACCCCCTTGTACTTAGAAGATGTTTTTCTAGCACTAGACTTATTATGCTGGTTTTGAGAGAGCGTTGCGCCCCTTAAATTTTTAACATTATTATTATAGGGGTTATTATCTATATGATCGATGCACTCGTACTTATCCCAGTCTTTAATAAACGCGCTGGCTACTAACCGATGAACTTTATAGCATTTAGATACGCCGTTATGAGATATTTTAATCTCTGTTCTATGGCGCTTTACGTTTTTAAAGGTTTTTAAAATTCGGTCACTCTTAATGGAGTAAATTTCCCCTCGGTTTGATGCCATATATTTTCCGTCAAATCCAGGTATTTCTTTCCATAATTTAATTCGCATAGTTCTCCTTTATAAGTCTATCAAATTTACCCCAATAGTTCTCACCATAATGGGCGTCAAGGTCTTGTTTATATATACAGCGCTTTGATTTTTTAAGATATTCTAAACGCGGCATACCGATTAAGCCGTTTTCCAAAATATCCCAAACGCTATAGATTCCTACTATTATAACATATCTCTGGTCAACAAATCCAGGAATAAGATAATCATTTTTAGTACAATCTTTAAAAAGGCGGTCAGTACCGTGTACTCCATAAGATAATACCCAGGATTCGCCGTAGCAATCAGCCGATTCTTTTGTCTGGCTTTTAATATGAAAGTTTTCCTTACCTGCTACAATATCGGCATCCCAACTCTTACCTTTGGCGTCGTAGATTTGGAAATCGGGAAAAATTGCCGGTAAACCTATCTTCTTTAGAAGCCTATAAGCTCCTATTTCCAATAACTTACCAGATAGAATGTCGTTAATAATCTTTTCCCGATTCCCTTGTCCACGTTTCTTATAATTAGAAAGGCAAGAATCTGCACATTTTTCTGCAAAATTATGGCACTGTAAAAAGCGCTCGTCTGAAATTCTTATTTGTATCATGCGTTCTCCTTATTTCTTATAGTGTTTTGAAACTTCTGATTCAACCCTTACTTCTACGTCAGGAATTACTTGGCGCATTGCTTTAATCATAATCTCCTCTTGCTGGTTTAATAGTTCGTCTATTTGATTATCTGGAACCTCGCTTACTACTTCATCATGTACAAAAGCTACCGTATTAATGCCGGCTTTTTCTAAATAAAATAAGGCTAGTTTAGCGCCGTCTGCAGCTAATCCCTGGAAACCAGTATTAAGGTAGGCGGTATATGTGCAGCTAGCTCTAACCCTACCAGTTAAGGTAGCGTGGTCGATGTTACCGCCAAAAGGGATTTTAACATCCCAATAGCGCTTCATTTCTGGGAAAATATTAGCCCATTGCGTTTTTAAATTTAAAGCCTCTTCCTCTGAAAGAAATACGCCGAATTGTTTAGCGTAATCTACAAATGTTTTATGGCTCATATTAGCGCCTAGACCGAAGTTTAGGATTTTAGCCAGTAAACGCTGCTCTTTAGTTACGTCTTTTTCTTCAATATTATAAATTTGAGAGGCAGCATATTTATGTAAATCCCTACCCTGGTTAATTAGCTCCCGCATTTTTGATTGACCAAACATAGAATATGTTACTTGAGCCAGCGCTGAAAGTTCAATCGCCGTATAATCAGTAATAATAAAAGAATGGTCTTTTTTAGGTACAAACATAGAGCGGATTTCCCCGTCTCTAGGCAATTGTTGAATATTGCAAGCCCCTTCTTTAGAGCCGGTACATGAAGTTCTACCTGTATTCATTAATACATTATATCTAGGGTGAACCCTTTCCGTTTTAATATTTGATATAAAAGAGCGCGTTTTTTCAAGCGCGTGATAATCTAAGTAACCTTTTATAAACTCGTGTTCTTCTTTAAAAGGCAGTAAGTCCTCTTCCTTGGACGATACTGCTCCTGAATCTGTTTTAGGTAGATCAATACCTAACCATTTAATGATTCTCTCATATGCTTCGTTTGAGCCAGGGATTCCCCTCGCCCATCCGAATACCCTTAATTTATCCCCTATTTTGCCTAGGCGTTTTTCAGTCCTGGACAACATTTCCTCTGCCTTATGCAAGTCAAAACCGATACCTCGTTTATAAATCCTATTTAAAGCAAGGCTTCCAGCTACTTGAATAGGTAAAGACAATTCCTGACTATTACCTATAGTGCCGATTTCAATTTTTAGCCGTTTAAAAAGTTTCCAGGTAGCCAGGACATCTTTTATAGCGTATTCTGCAAATTCCATTGGAATATCCTCTAATGGCTTACCTAGAAACTGTTCAAAATTGCACCTAACGTCACCCTCTTTTTCTAATTCAATATTAAATATGTGCTGCATTAAAAATTTAAGCGCACTTCGCCTAGGAACATATCCTTCTACGGCTAAATGGATTAGTTTCCACATAATTTGCGTGTCTTTAATTTGTGAAACATCTATCCAGGGTAAGAGGTAATTATGCCTTCCTATGGCTTTTTCTATGACATCAATGTCAAAAGGTGCGTTGTGAAAAACTAGCGTTCGGTTTTTAACCGCATCTAAAAATTGCTGGATATCTTCTTTTCTTACGAAATAAGCCGTATCGCCCCCAGCGTAAGCCTGTAAAGTTACAAGCTCAGGGGTTTCTGTAAATGGGACCATTGTGGTTTCCGTATCTACAACTATTTCTTCAACTCCTGGGAAACATTTAGATGCTTCCCATATTTCTATTTTAAAAGATTCTCCAGCAAATTCCATAATTATACCGTCTGAAATTTCTTAGCGTTAGTAAACTTTCCCTTAGTTACTAAGTCTAAAGTAACTGGTCTACCGTTAAGAACGGACAAGTCTTTCTGACCTTCCAAAACTTCGTTGACAGTATCCGGACCACATGCCGCTGCTAAAAGCTTTTTCATGCGTTCTCGACCTACTTCTAAAGCCTTGTCACTGGTATTCGATTCAGGAAATCGCTCCCAGATTCGCCGTTTGTGAAAATCATCTCCAGTAAGTTCAAAAACTACCTCGGTATAAACCATGTCACTAGTTTTTGCCTTTTTACTAAGATTGATCTCAAGTACACGAGCTTCGTAAAGTCCATTTGGAATTGGCTTAAACTCTTTCTTGTCTCCGCCTAAACCGTTTTCTTTACTAATTCCGCCTAAATTCATAATGCCTCCTTTGGCGTTGTATGGTTGAGATATTCTGTTATAAACTCAACCAGGATTAATTCCGTTGTCATTTCGTCAAAACTTCCTTGTAAGAAGTTTAGTTTACTACTATTAAAAAGGTTTTGCAAGGCTTTATTGTAAGCCCATGGGTCTAGTGTGTAATTTTCACTAGTACAGCTTAAATAGTGGCTTAAAAATAAGCCCAAAACGCCGGTAATAGTGGCAATTTCTTCTTCTTTAACCAGACCTAGGTTTTGCCTTACTGTTTTGTCTAGCGCCTTTTCAGCCGCATCTAAATTAGTCTCTCTCGGAACGTATTTCATCAAGTAATTCCGGTTTTAGCATTATAGTGTATGCCAAATGCTTAGCTTTAACGCTGCTTCCTGCATGAGCCTTTTTTAAATTCCTATATATTTTCCTTTGTTCTACAGGGTCGTCTGAAAATTGCTTAGCGGCTTCCCTTAGAAACCTGCATACTTTATTTCTCATTATTAAATCCTTTGAAACGGTTATCTAAATCTACCTCAGGGTCAGCATTTCTTAAAATAGAGCTATAAAGAATCATAGCATTAGCCCCAATATGCAGGGCATGGTGAAAACCTGACTCTTTGTCTACGTCTTCCCCTTGCATAAAAAGCATTAAATGCCTTAAAAGAGAATCACAGGGGGTTAGGTAATCCTGTCCTAGGGCGTAGTTAAACTTTTCGTACTTTACAGCACTTACTGTAATTAGGTGCGCTAAATGGGTAATAAACCGCGGGTCTAATTGTGTTATTTCTGGTTTTCCTGTATTGGCTCTTAACGAACCGGTTTCACTTCTATGCATTTTTCCTCCTTAATATAGTGGATAGATTTTAGGAATATCGTCTTCCCAGTTACCTGTTTTCTTAGCCTCTTTAAATATTTCTGCGGCTTCTTTACATTGTTTTCTACCATACTCTAAAAATTCATCACTGGCTTCAACCAGTACCGAGTTTCCACTCTGCTTATTTATGAACCAAAATAAAAAGCGCTTTAGTTCCGGCATTTTCTTTTTAAACATGTCCAAATAAAGGGCGGCACTTAAAGCGTATCCATAATTGGCGCAAGCCCGCTGTAAATTATAAGTATCACTAATATCCATTGATGTGGTTTTAATATCCAGGATGTAGTCATCTTTAATATAGTCAGCCCGAACCTTAATTGGCATGCCGTTTAGTTTACCACAGTAAGTTTTTTCGGCTTCACCGCCCTCCACATATTTAAAAAAGGGCGAGGCTTTTGCCTGTTGTAGGATAAATTGACCATTTGACCATGCGGTAGGGGTTACAATATCCTTACCCTTGTTTTCTTCTAAAAAAGCTTTATGTTCTACAGTTCCTTTTGACTTAGACCATACGGCAAATTCTTCTTCAACTAAATGTGGCTCTAAAATTAGAGCGTGTACTAAAGAGCCAAATACAAAATTATGGTTAACCTTTACTTCTTCTTTTTCATTTAAAATATACTTACGGTAAAAGGCAAACTTGTCTTTAAGAAGCATTTTTAAAGCGGACGAACTGTAATAAGTCCTATCCGAATGGTATTGTGCGTTTGAGCAATCATTAAAACCGGTTTTTAATATTTTAGTCATCTAATAGTCCTTTTCTTTTCTTATTAACCCACATTTCAATTCCTCCGTGTTCAATATAATTATATAAATCGTCTTCTGTAAAAATATGGGCTAAACATTCCTTAAATACTTCATGAGTACAAAGGCGGCTGCTTAGATATTGCCCAAAAACTAAGTCTACTAAAAATTCCTGCGTGTAATCATAACCTTCTTTTGTAACCGAAATCATATCTCCTTCTCTAATCCAAGCGGTTACTTGTCCTGGTAAAATTTCTTTTTTTTCACTAGTTACTCTATTTCTTTTACTTACTTCTATTTTCCTAAGCATCCTTACTCCGTTGTAGTATATGTTATTATGCTACTATCTCCCTCACCATTGTGAAAGGCTATTATCTTTTTATCATTAATAAGCTCTCTAATAATTGTTTCCCTTTCCCTTGGTTTAAGCCAGCGGGTAGCGTCATTAAAATTCGGCTGAGAAATGCCTTCTCCCGATTTTTTAATCAGATTATAAACCTTTACATATTTTGCCTCCGTTTCATTAGAGAAAATATGGTTTTCTACAACGTCTTCCATAATCCCTCTAAAGTACATTACTACCTGGAAAGCAAATTCCACGTCCTCTTTTTCTACAATAGGGACGTTTTTGTGAGTACGGCTACAAGCCGAGATCATGGCGATTTTTAAAGTTTGCTGATAAAGCCTTGAAATAATGGGTAAGAGGTTACTGTCCTCGGGAGTATTTTGTCTTTCCTCGTCAAGTTTCCTAAATACTTGATCTAGTAACCGGCTTCCTGGCAAACTTGCTTGAATATCGTAAACTCTTTGAGAAACATCTCCTAATTTAAAGCCAGAATCTTGCGGCGCTTCAAAGTTTTTCCAGAAAAGAAGCGTTTCTTTAACCGAATCTGGTAATGTAGCCCTACGGGTAATTCTATTGGCGGGCTGCTTACTCTCGCCTTTAAAAATTAGAAAGCGCCCTAGGAGACCTTTTTCAATAGCTTTTCGGTTAACGCTTTCGGAAAAACCCGTAGGGGTCGTTGCACATAGCAAACTAACGTTCGGTCTATCGCACATCCCTTTCCTACCTTCAGCGGTCATCCTACCTAGAAACCGTGATGATGAACTGGTATATAGTTCGCATAAAATATCTGCCATTTTACCATTATAGGCTTGATTTCCTCCAGTAACTCCTTTTAGAAGTCCTGAAGCCTCATCTATAATATCTACCCTGCATGGGTTAGTGGCAAGTTCATCCATTAAAGAGGCGTCTGAAACGTAATCTCCAGCGCCAAGTAAATAAAAAGCGTTTATTTCTGATAAAACATTTTTTACCTCTTGCATTGGCTGGTCTTTTCCTGAGCCTGAGCCGGCAATATTTAATAAATAAAGGTTGGAGGCTACCCCTTGGAATCTAGTTTTGCGTCCAATAAGGGTAGCCATTATGGAGAGAGAGGCGCTAAGGGCAAATGCTGGTTGCTTAACGTATGAGTTTTGGAGGATATAATTTACTAATCCGCCCAAAGCGCCTGGAGGGTTAAGGAATAATTCTTTTTCCCTTATGTTTTTTTGGTCGTCCTTGTTTTGTTCTTTTTTTTTTAAAATTTCTTCTATGTAAGTTTCGTTTACAGCTGAAGCAGTTACCGGGACCTCATATTCCTGGTGTTTTTGAAAACGCTTGGCGTTTACCGACCTTAAATGGTTACTATAAAAAGTAAGGGCATTGGTAAAAGGTTCGTTATGTCCCCATTGTTGAATGTCTTCAAAAAGTGGTGCTTCGTGGTTTTCCTTATCAAACTTAATTAATTCTGTTAAAGCGTCGCTTACTGATTTTCCTTCCTGAATTATTTTACCACAAATAGAGCTTAGCGCGTCATTTCTGCCGTTTATTAATTTTACAGAACCGTCCGCTACTGTTCCTGGCATCAATACCTGCAGCTTGTTTTGAAGCTCGGGAATTAAGCCGATTGGTAAACGGGGTAAGGTGTCTTTGTCGATGTCTAATAACCCCTTGTCTTCCCATGTATATTGGATTCCAGAAGGGTGCATGGAAGGAGGAATAGTTACCTTTTTCTTATTACTAAGGATTTCTACTACCACTTCGCCGTTATATTTTAAAGAAAAGGATTCTTCCCCACTGTATTTAAAAAATCGCACCCAACCCTTTTTACCGTTTCTTTGGACAGGGGATGAGGGCATCATGTGCTCGATTAAATCAATAATTTCTGGGTCGGTTGAGTCGAAATCTAGGGCAATTACACCACTTGCCGAACCAAGACAGATATCTATATTGCTTTTGTCGAAAGCGTTTGACCATGTAAGATATTCGGTATCTGTTGGCAGTTCATTACAATATTTTGTCCATTCCTTAATAGCAGGTAGTTTTGATTCATATTTTGCAGGAGTGGCGCTATATCCTTGTTTAATATAGTCCCTACCATGGTCTTTATAAGCGTTATTACTCATGAGAATATTCCCCTTTAATTGTAGCTAATTTTTCCTCTACACATTTAGTAATAAATTTTATATGTTTTATATTGGCGTTGTAATAATACTCTCGCATTGATATGTATTCTTTTGGTTTGTTTATTGCTAATTTATTGCTGGTCCTAACCATTCTAAGTAAACTTTCTAAAGCGTCTTCCGAGCCGTCGAAAGATATAATTTCATCTTTAATTTTACTTTGTTTAATTATAATTTCGGGTTTAGTCGCGAAATCGTACGCCTTTTTTATAGCAAACCTAAGAAGTGAGAAAATGCCGCCCATTACAAAAGTTTTATATACTAATACCCCTATTAAAATATACATAGCTAGGTCAGGTAATTCTTTAATTAAACCCGATAACTCTCTTAAAAAATCAATCATTTTCCCCTCCAAAAGTGCTTAGTAACCCGTTTTCTATAAATTCTTCTTAGTTTTGGATTACTTGAATTGTATCTAGTCCACCAATAGCGTTCTTTTTTTGCATAGCGGTTTTTAAAATCGGCTAAAACTTTTGCAGCGCACCCAATACTGTAGCTGTAATTAGTTAAAAGAAGCTCTTTATTAGGACAAAAATGGGCTGCGGTGCGCTTATTAATTTGCCCTATGCCATAATCGTCCGAGCTTAAATTTAAAGCGCCTAGGCTTAAACTTGACTCCTGGATTAGGATTGCGGTTAAAAGATGCGGGTCTAAATTATTTTCTAAACTATACTTATGCACATATTTAACAATCAAGCTGGTTTTATACTCACAAAAATCTGGATTAAATTTTTTTATTTGTTTTTCAATAGGCTTAGCACCGATAGTTTTGATTAAAAAAATCATAACCGCTAATAAAATTATATTATTAAAATGCACTATAAAAAAACTATCTTTATTGAAGTTCATTTTTACCCCCGTTAACTAGTTCAAAAACATTATCCATTTCTAAAATATAGATATTTGCTTGTAAACCGTCGGCAATTTTTTTATCAGAAAACCCTACTTTTTGCATAAATTGTACAAAATCTTCTATAATTTCAGAAGCGGTTAACTCCTCTGATATTGTTTCGCAGGAAATGTTTTTTAACTGGTCAGTAAAATTAAACTTTTTCATTACTTTTTCTCCATTAGGTATTTATTTACATATTTATTAGCTATACCATTATTATACACATTTTTACCAGAAATTGTCAAGTACCTTTTTGATTTTAAGCTAGGTAACATTTCCCTATATTTAACTGGGTTTAGTTTAAAGATTTTAGCTTCCGCCTCTAATCTAAACAGGTCATATATCATACAAGTGGTTAAACAGTGCCCTGTTTTGGCGTTGCCGGCTTGATGTTGCTCCCACCTACTATTTATATAGGCTATTCTTTTGTCGCAATTAGCATATATTGAAGCAGCCCCAGAAGCCCCGAGAACTAAGTGACAAGTAAAGGTAAAGCCGTGCTTTTCTTTCATTATTTTCATGAAGGTAATGATATTATTAGTTACGTCAAGATATCCTCCTGGAGAATTGATAAGTAATACTATCTCTTTCCCCTTTATATTGGCTTTATCTAGGTCTACGGCAAGCGTTTCTAGGGACCGGTCTAAAATAGGACCATATATCTGGGCATCTATTTTGAGTTTGCCTTGGGCGCACCCTGAAATCGCCATAATTAACATTAATAATACTATTTTCATACTAACTCCTTTGCCCTCGATTCTATATCAGGGTAGTATTAGTCTATGATATATCGAATAACTTTGCAAGACATTAAACCCTTTTCTATAAATAAAGCCCACTATCGCCGTGGTCAGCGTACCAAAGAGTGTCGTAGCTGGAGCTTTTTAGTCCATGAACAGATAGCTAAAGACCCGGCGTTTATTCAATTTAAGAAGCGGGCTAAAAAAGCCAGTTTTTTCCACGTCCATTTAAGGTTTAATATACCAGAAAAAAAGTTTTATACTAAGACTGGGAAAATTAGCCGGCTGACCAGCGATCTAACAAACGTGGAGAAAATGCTAGTCGATGTTATTTTTGACCCGCGTTTTCACGGTCGGGTTGAGAATGATCTTAAAATTGTTACTTTAGAGTGCGATGATACTTTGATTACTAAATTGGTAAGTGAAAAAGGAGCCACGAATAGCGACTCCTATAGTATTGACGTTTCTATTCAGGTTTTTTAAGATTTTCTTCCTCAGTTTCTTCCTCGTCAAGCCATTCCATTGCCTCCTCCATTAATTGATGTCGCCTGTAATGGCTAAAATACTCGTGCGCTATTTTTAAGCCCACGGCTGCAGCAATGTATAAATTATATTGCGCCAATAGGTACACAATAGTAATTTCTACGAGTAAATTTAGCCCAATTTCAAGTGATACGTCAAACCGATTCATTTTCTTTCTCCTGGTTTATAGATTTTTAAACAAGTTTCCGAAGCTTTTAGAGATTCTACCCCATGTTTCCCTACTAAAGTATAGACGCAGCCCCGCATTTTATCGCTAACTGGTAATTGACTTTCTAAAATTGAACAAGAAACTATAAAAGGTAAAAATAGTATATATTTCATTTTTAATTTCCTTTATTTAGTCTTTGTTCTTTATTATCTAGTATGGCACCGAATATTAAAGAAAGTGATATAATTAAAGAAGCATACGCATACATTGGGTCACCTTCCGTAAAATGTTTATACACGCTATATGCTAAGTTTCCAATTAGTAAAAAATACACGTTACTCATGCTATCTCCTTAAATACTTTTGTTTACGATTTTAAATAAACTATTGTTTTTTATTATATTATTAACAAACTCAAACGTATATTTATAAGAGTTTTGATTAAGTAAGCATTCTAAAAAGAGCATCATTTTTTCATTTCTCCCATCAATACACATTACTTTAATCGGGTAACAGCCTTTAGCGATTAAAATATCTCCTTCTTTTATATTTTTAACACTATTAATTTTTTCTAATTCCATAACTACCTCTTACACATTTTTTAAAAAATACTCGTAATCATCCCACTCAGATTTCATCATAACCAGCCCTCTTTATAACCAAGCGCATTTAAACGCTTAGTAAGGTAAGTTTTATCCCGGTCAAAAAGCGCCTTTACAGTTTCTTCTTCTAAGTTTTTATTTAAAGCCAGGTTAAGTAGGACTAGGCGGTTTTCAGAATTTTCTGCAATGCGCTTTTGAATTTCAGGGTCTTGAGTAAAGCGGGCAATTACCGCCTCCTCCTGGTAATAATTGCCCCCATATGATCTTAATGCATTTATTCTGTTCATTTATTCCCCAATATCTATGTTATTTTCTATAATATAATCTACCATTTCAAGGAATTGCTCCTCGTTAAAATAATCTACGTTATCGTAGTGAAAGTATTCGCCGCATAAGTGGTCGAATTTATACACATCCCAGTAATCCATTAAAGCGTTTTCATTGGCTTCTATGAATTTTTCTACGTTCACTTCTTCATTCTTTGGTTCGTTTAAATAAATGTAATCCATGTTATCTCCTTAGTTATCTTTAATATAGTTTAACATTTCTAAGTTATATTTGCAAGCTTTAAGTAAAAACTCTTTAGTTTTAAATTCTTCATTAATATAGTGTAAAGCATACTCACTTTTCTTAACAGCTTCT